AATGAAATCAAAAGAATTTTATCGCAACAGTGATACAATAGATACATGAATCAAATTGTTCTTTTATTGTTGACAATTTATGGCATTTGGGCTATACTTTATACAGTAAAGAAACAAGAAAAAAAAGTTTTACCAAAAATTAAATATAGTCAGACTAGGATTCACAGTATTATTTCTAGCCTTTTGCCAGAAGGTATAGAGATAAAACGTGTATCTCAAACTACAAAACTGAAAGAAAAAAATACCTTTCGTGTTTTGGTTGTTGGCCCAACTGCTTACTGGGTAAATAACAATGTGTTTTATCAAGCAAATGTAGAAGAAGGAGAAGTCGATAGGGAAAATGCAAGACCAATTGACTTTACAAATATGGACAATAAAGAAGTAGCAAAGATGTTAGACATACTAGATCACCTAAAGAATGGAAAAAGAAATGAAGGTCGTAGTACAGGGAACCAATGAGTTCGATGAGTATTCTGTTTTCCTTCGTTCTATGGGTGTAATGATGTCTGGTTTAAAAGAAACTGATCATGAGTTTATTGTATATTCATTAGGACCATCAAATGTAAATGATTTTGCTTCTGAGTTTTGCAATGTTTCAGAACGAAATCTAAAGGCTAGAGGAATCAAAGTTAAGTTTATCAAGGTTCACTATACATGGGTCGAAGAAAATTTACATGAGATTGATTACTTTTCCTATTTATCAAAACCAAACCAGGCACTATCAAATGTAGCAAAACTTGCACAAGCGCAAGATTTTGAATTTGGAACATTCCAATACTAAGGAGTAATAATGATTGTAAATAATTTAAAACAAATGGAATCAATTGTTTCCATGAATAGCAAGTTGTCTTGGGATGGTTGGGATGTTCTTGAACTAACTCCATTAGATTCTGCTGCCTTTGAAAAAAACGGAGTATATAAAAATAATAAATGGAATATTCAAAAAAGGTATGTAGCAAACCGTAATGGCTGGACTATGCCAGATAAGTACAAACAGCATGAATAAACATTTATGGAAAGAAAGTGCTGCCTGTAAAGACTTTGATACAAATCTATTCTTTGATAAGTATGAAGAAACTCCAGATATTCGTCATGGTGTTGACAGTGTTTGCCTAAAGTGTCCAGTCGCAGCAACTTGTTTTGCTGTAGGAATATCACAGAAAGAATATGGAATTTGGGGCGGTATTTATTTAGACAAAGGTAAAATATCTAGAGAGTTTAATAGCCATAAAACAAAATCTAAATGGTCTGAAATATGGCAGAATCTGACAATGAAGTAAAATGTATACAGACGCAATGAAGCGAGCAGTTAGATCTATTACTCCTCCACAAGGATTTGGTGTAGATATTATTGATAATGAGCATTTCATTACAGTAAGAGCAGATGAAAAAAGTTTTATGAATTTATTTGACAGAGATAAGAGAGTTGCTGTAGAATATATGGTAAAGGTTAAAAAAGCCTTAGAAGAAAATGGGGCTATAGTCATGCTAGTTAGGACTGGTGTAAAATGATTATAAAAAAAATTATATGTAAATTTAAAAAACATATCTTTGTAGATGCTGGAGCATGTCCATTTACTGGCAATACATATGTTGGCTGTACTCGTTGCAATACCCTTAAGGTTGTTTAATGCAAACATTTCTTCCATCTAGTAATATTTCATATACCGCAAAATCCTTAGACAATAAAAGACTTAATAAACAAATCCTTGAGGGGTATCAAATACTCAAGGTGTTGTCAGGAGAGTCACCGTCTGGGGCATGGCGTAATCACCCTGCAGTGCTTATGTGGAAGGGCTATGAGGCTGGTCTGTGGTCTTATATACAGCACATGATAGAAGAGGCTAAGGTTCGTGGGATTAAGACAATAAACAATGAGAATAACCTTAATGATCTTAAAGCAAAATGTTCGGGTAGATGGGGAAAGACCCCACCAATGTTCTGGCTTAATGACAATAAAGTAATGCGTATTACAACAACCCATAAGGCTAATCTATACAAAAAAGATCCTATTTTTTATATTGACTATCAGTATGCAGTAACTAGTCCATATAATAAACCATGTTGTGATAAATGCAATTATTATTGGCCAACACACGCACAAAGAAATGAGTTATTAGATGCAGTTCTTTAATTTAATTACGTTTACTGGATTATTTTTAAGCATGTGCGTTATTGTATCCTTGTCCTATAAAGTGTATACATTAAAAACATTATTAAAACAATTTGTTCTTGATCAAAGAATATTAAAGGCTTTTTCTGAAACCTTAAAAGATCAATTAGATTTAATTAAAAATGAAACAGATGAAACTCAAGAAAATTTTATTAAATTTCTATCAGATTCTAGAGACGTGGCTTTTAATTATATTGAGGAAACAATGGCTATTGTTAATGATATTATCTTATATTGTGAGCAACAAATTGAACAGCCAAAGTTGGCAGACTTATACTCAGATGCAAAATTAAAGTTTATTTTAGAAAAACTCAAGCCTATAGTTGAGCAAAAATAAAAAGATTTATAGCAATATACGCTATAATGGTATATGAAAGAGGTGATTAAATGAATAAAGAACAACTAAAAGCAATGCTTTCAAGTTATGGTCGCTCAGTTCTTGCAGCAGTAATTGCTTTGTATACCGCTGGAATTACAGATCCTAAAGATATGTGGGCAGCACTTGTAGCAGCCCTAGTTCCAGTCGCACTTCGTGCAGCAAATCCAAAGGATAAATCTTTTGGAAAGTTTGATGCAGTTGCAAAAGATGTAGAGGTTGCGCTTAAGAATATCAAGCCAGTTAAAAAAGCAGCAAAAAAGAAAGTTGCTAAAAAGGCTGTAAAGTAATTATACTTAATAAATAGGGATGGATATTTCTGTCCCTATTTTTTTATATAAAGGGAATTTATGAATTTTGTATACATATGTAAAGATGGTGAAAACGAAGAACTTAGATACTCAATTAGATCTGTTGTAAAAAATACTAATGATCCGAAAATTTGGGTAGTTGGTGGAAAACCAGACTGGTATGTTGGCAATTATATTTCAGTATTACAAGATCAACATAAATATCAAAATGCACTTAATAATCTTAGGGCTGCGTGTGCCTCTGAAGAAATACCTGAAGATTTTATATTAATGAATGATGACTTTTATATTACAAATAAAATAAATGAAGTAAAAATATACAACAATGGATTACTTGAAGATCAAATAAATCAATATTATAATCTTGGACTAAGATCTACTTATTTAAACAGACTTGGAAAAACATACGCTTATCTACAAAGAAGAGATATACCAAACCCTATTAGTTATGAAATTCACGTGCCAATGCCAATGAAAAAAAGCAAACTAATAACTATTCTTGAAGAAAATTATTCAACACTTTGGAGATCAAAGTATGGAAATACATTTAACATTGGCGGAGAAACAGTAAAAGATGTCAAGGTTCACAAAAGTGGTGGGTTAGTTGCACTATCATATAATCAGGACCAAGAACAAATTCCTTACTTGTCTAGCGCAGATAGTTCTTTTATGTTTTTGTTAGATTATTTAACTACAAACTTTTCAGAAAAATCTACATATGAGCGATAAGATCTAAATACTTATCCTTTAGATTATTTTTAGCAAAATGATTTAGTCCTATTTGTAATGCAGAATCTTTCATTTCACGCTTATCTTTGTTATCCATATACTCATCAACAATACTTGCTAGATGTTCTGGATTTCCATCATAAACATCTACTAAAGATTTTGCTTGAAAACTATTGATGTGTTCAGATTTTATTAACCATTTTTTAGGAAGAATTAAATTGTTTGGAGATATGTCTGTCATGAATACTGGAAGTCCACTAATGAGTGCTTCATTCATTGGAAGACACAGACCAGCATACCTTCTTGGAAGAAGCATGGCATCAAACCCATTATAAAGTTCTTCCCTATTTTCTGGATTACTGTTATTAACGGTAACTCTTGAATCTTTTAAATCTAATTCTGGAAACTTTTGTGTTGTAATTACTAACTCATAACTTGCTTTTGAATACTTAAGCATTTGCAAAACAGTTTGAGTTCCATTTCTATCTTTTGCTGCAAACTTTCCACCAACGTGCAATAATCTATTATGATCTTTTGACATATTGTTTTGTCTAACATTTTCAAACAAGGTTGGGTCGGTTGGTGGTGGGAGGTGAATTACTTTACATCTTCCATCAACCATTTTTTCTATTTGCTCTATGTTCCATAAACTTGGGGCAAGTAAAACATCTGGAAGTTCTGCTTCTGGAACAGACATATTAAGTAAGAATTCAAAATTATATTGTAATATTGTTTTAATGCCTCTTCGTTTAGCATAATGTAAAAAATCTTGTCTATAAAAAGTTTCACAACTTAGCACTACATCTATGTTTCTTAAAAATTCTACTAATTCTTGTTTTGTTGGAAACCCGCTCAATGTAGTTGTTACATTATAATCTTTATACCATTCTGGGTGTTGTTCATTGCCATTGAAGTGTTCTGAGTCAATCAATAATATTTTGTCGGGATTAAGCATTTTAACTAATTCCCGTGTTTGATTTCCCAATCCAGTATTATCAGATCTAGCAATAATTCCAAGTGTCATCCTTTATATCCTCTAATCTCATCATCACTTGTATATTTAAGTGTACCCTTACGACCATCTAGATGATATGATCTTTTAATGTTTCCTTCTGGATGATATATCCAAAGTTTGTGTTTTTCCCATCCTTCTTCACTAAAAACATTATAAGGTAAGATGTCATCTTGAATTATCCCATGAGTCCTATCTTCAATAAAAGCACATTCATCAAGTGGCGGTAATATAATATTCCTATAGTATGAAGCCTTAGTTAAGTGAGGTCTTTGACTCCATTGAGCAGTTTGTAAAAATTCATCTTCTAATTTAAACATTAAGTGTTTGTGTGGTTCTGGAATAGATGCCTCAAAATGAAATCTTATTGTATTTGCTTTTCCATACTCAATCATATCTAAACATTTTTGCCAATCAATCTCTATATCTGGAGTTAGAGGTGTATCTCCTTCAACATATAAAAGTAATGATGTTTGTATTTCTTTTATTGTTTGTCTCATCATTGTTGTTTGATGGCTATGCTGATCAAAAATAACTGGCAAAACATTTTTATATTCGTGTAAACATTTCCAAAGTATGCGATTTTTATATTCATCGTAATCATTTTTTCTATGCAACTGTTCTTTTCTCAACCCATCAATTTGCATAATAATTTCATTGTCTGGAAAGTGTGCTCTAATACTATGGATTGTTTCTTCTATCATTTCAGTGTTTGGATGATCTGGAACAATTGATGTTGCTAAAATTATTGTTACATCATTCTTATGCATTGATTTGCCTCATTAACTTAATTCCAAAATCTCTTTTATATTTGATCCACCAGCATACCACAGTATGCATATTATTTGGATAGCCTTCTAACAAACCTGAGACAATAACAGGCAAGTCGTTCCAATTTTTTATTTTATAAAATGGAACCACTTCATTAAAAAGACGTTGATAAAAATCATCTTCTAAACCACTTGAATCTCTAAGATCTGCTATTGGCAAAGACATCATTTCTATTGCTTCAAACAATCTAAAAGAATCAATTACTACAGCCCCTGCAGGGCAAGGAGCAATTCTTGAACTCATTAGGTTGTTGTAGTAGTCAATCGGCTTATCTCCCTTAGCAAAGCCATCTGTAGGCTTGTATAGGGCATTCTCAATCAATGGCATTACTTGTGCTAATTGCTGTCTCCTTTGATGTGTAATTTGTCCACCAAAAAATGCATCATATATTTTAGTCTTATAATTAGGCAAATTATTTTTTAAATGCTGTGGCACACCAATCGGAAATTTATTATACTGCTCATGTTTCTTATGAGGGTATTGAATCCAAATCTCTGCATTAGGATGTTCTATTCTATCTATATCAAAGACTCCTTCTTCATCCCCTGTTATAAATAAAACTAATCTAGATATATTTTGTAACTCTTTTGCTATATGTTTTTCATGTCCTATATTTTGTGGTCCAGGAATTACAACAAATGCTCTGTCTTCTATTGGCAAAGAATTAACCTTAACCTGTTCTACATTATATTTATCAAATATTTCTTTAAGAAGTCCATAGTCCCACTTATCAGCAGCACAGTCTTCTTTATTAAATGAATATAAATAGCATTTAGATTGGTTCATAAAATAAATGTACCTCATGTTGATAGTCAAGGAAAGTTTCTTTATATCCAATACCCTTAATAAATTGTCTTAAATCATATAAGTATTCTTTCCAATACATCATCATAAATTCTGGATGACCAGATAACCAGATTTTTGGTTTGAATTCTCTCATAACTTTTTCTGCACCACCAAGTACACGCCATTCGCTACCTTCAACATCTAATGAGATTGCTGTAGGTGGTTTCAATCCTTTTTCATAAACAAGAGTATCAATCTTTGTTTGACCATATTTATCTGCTTCATATTGAAGTTCTTTAAATCCATGCGCTGCCTCAATAGGAGCATCTGCTTCTGGTGGAAACTCTCCATAATATATTCTTGCAAGACTGTTATCTTTGTCTGACGCAAATCCAGGAAGACAAGCAAGTGGCATCTCTAAATTATTTGCACTCCACAGTAATGGGAAGTGCGACCAAACCTTTGGATTAGGTTCAAACAAGACTACCTCAGCACCCCACATCTGACATAGAGCAGGCATCTCTCCTTCTTCTGCACCAACATAATATACAACATCTCCAGATCTAATATTTTCTGACATATGCTTTAGTCTTGGCTTCTCCCAGCCATGAGGTTGATACCAATCTGGTCTATCTGCACGATGTTTTGGTAGAGTAATCTCAAACTCTCCGTTAATAACAGCATTAATCATTTCAGTCATAATCCCAACTCCTTCATAATAGTTGCCCATCTGTGAATATATGTATGTTCTTGTTTAGTTCTTTCATGACCATTTAATCTAATTAGTTCCCTTGTTGAATTATCATCAAGATATTGGTCTATCTTAGATTTTAGATCTTCAAGATTGCCATGCTCATAAAAAACAATTTCTTCTCCATCAATAAAATATTCTTCAAGGCCTTTAATACGAGGGTAGATAGTGAATCCACCACGACCAGTACTTTCAAACAACCTATCACTTGTATAGTATGGATAATTAAAATCAATGTTAAGACTATCACCAACTGCTATTCTACTTTTTGCATAAATTCTATTTAAATCATTTCCACGTACAGTTCCAGTGTCTCCATCTCCACCAACGTGTAAAAATCTTTTACCATACATTCTTCTTAAAAAGTCTATTAATTCTGCACGGTATTTATGTTCATGATGATACCTTTTACTACCAACAAAGATTACATCATAGTCAAACTCATCTTTATTATAATCCTCATGGATGTAGCACTCTTTATCATATACCCCAGCAGGTAAGAAATGTCCTTTAACATTAGTGTTCTTATTAAACCAATCAGCCATTAGTTTATCTGTTGCAAAGAAGTGCCCAATTGTTTTATAAAAATCATCTTCTTCTAAGTCTTTCTGTCTTTCTAAACCAAACCATAAGTCTAAATGGTATGTCATTGTCGGGATATTAGCCTTCTTTAACTCTTCTAGCACATGACCCATTCCAAGCCTTCCAGGAGTCACCCAGCCGTGTGTATGCACCCATATAAAAAGATCACTATTCATTGCTTGCTGAAGAACAAAACTATCCTTAATTGTTCTTTCTTGCAATTTGCAAACGGTATGGCCAAGAGACTCTAAAGATTTAGCATGATGATTCTCACTACTATATGACACTTCAAAGTTACCTAAAAATACAATATGAGCCATGAAATCCAATCGTTAGTTTTACAATTATAGCAGAATATATGCTATACTAAAAACATGATATACGAAGGAAGTTTTGTGATGGGGCAAACAACTGAAGGCGTAATGCATGGAGTTGTAGAACACATCATGAATGAAGGCGGAACATTAGGCACACCTGGATCAGAGTATGCTTTAGAATCTATGCCACCAGAAAATCCAGCAATGTCTGTTAGAATTTATGAAAAAGAAAGCGGTATGTGGGAACCAACAGCATACAGCATTGGTATGATGTATAAAGATGCTACAGTTGTTGATATGAAAGATACTGAAATGGATAACTCTAATATGGAAGAAGATTACGAATCAATTGATAAGGCAAAGAAACCAAACTATGCTGATTTTATTAAACCAAGAAGTGGTGGATCTACTCCATCAAATCCAAAACTTTATGCTAGAGTTGTACAGGCAGCAAAAGATAAATTTGATGTATATCCATCAGCCGTTGCAAATTCTTGGGTAGTTCAAGAATACAAGCGTCGTGGTGGAACATACAAATCAGACTCAGTTGCAGCAAAATCAGTTTGGAGTGGTAGCCTATTAGATCCAAAAGGATTTAATAAGTAATGGCTGACACATATAGCCCAACTTCTGGAATGAAGGCTGCTGCAAGACGTGCACTTAAATGGAAAGAAGATGGAAAAGCCACAGGAGCAGGAACACCAGTTGGTTGGGGCAGAGCAACAGATATTGTTAATGGCTCACCAATGTCTCTTAGTACCGTTAAAAGAATGTATTCTTTCTTTTCCCGTCATGAAGTAGATAAAAAAGGGAAAGGGTTTTATTCTGGCCCAGAGTTCCCATCAAATGGAAGAATTATGTGGGATGCATGGGGTGGAGACGCTGGATTTAGTTGGAGTCGTGCGATAGTTAATCGTGAAAAAAATAAGAAAGAAAAAATTTGGGAGGGAAGTGCTTTTAGTTTACAAGATGAAGCACAACCTGCATTTGGAAAGTCTTTATGGGATGGTTCTGCTTTTAGATTTACAAAACATTAATTATTTTTAATTAACTATCTTATAATCTTACTATTATATTTATTTTCCCAATTAACTATATCTGTTTCATCATTTAAAAGTGGTTGCCCTTTTATGTTTAGACTTGTATTAAGAAGAATTGGTACTCCAGTTTCTAAATAAAATTTATTCAATACTCTATATAGTCCTGGATGTTGTTTTTCATTTACTGTTTGAACTCTAGAAGTCCCATCAACATGAACTACTGATGGTATTTCGTTTGGTCTTTTACATTTAACGGCATACTGCATATATGGAATAGATGTCGTTGGCATTTCAAACCATTTGTCTGCCAAGTGTTCTAATACCACTGGAGCAAATGGTCTAAATTCTTCTCGTTGTTTTATTTTATTTACCTTGTTTTTAATCTCTGGATCTCTTGGATCTGCCAAAATACTTCTATTACCAAAGGCCCTAGGACCATACTCGGCACGACCAGAAGCAATTGCAACAATTTTATTTTCTTTTAATTCTTTTAAAATTTTCTCAACTGGATATGCTCCACCTAAATCATGTCCTAAGTATGGGCCTTCCCATTTAATATGTTTTCCATATAATGCTGCTGCTGCACCAAGAGAACTTCCAGCATCTCCTGGATTTGGCATAATCCAAATATTATCAAATACTTCCCACAACTGTGTATTAGCAGAACAATTCAAGGCACATCCACCCATAAATACTAAGTTGTTTTTTCCTGAAATACGTTTAGCCTTTAACATAAAATCAAGCAGTCTAATTTCATAGACTTTTTGAACTGCTGCTGCTATGTCAAACTTGTCTTGTGCAAAAATATTATAAGGCCAATCATGTATACCTTTATGAAAATTATATTTTTGTGTATTTATATCTGGAAAATATTCTATAACTTCTTTATAGTATTTTTTCCAATCTCCATACCCAGCCATACCCATCATAATATACTCTTCTTCATTTGGTTTTAAGCCAACCAATTGAGTAAAAGCAGAATAAAATAAACCAAAACTAAATGGATATGTTTGTTTTTCTAATAAATTAATTTTATTATTTTCTCCAGTATAAATTGAAGATGTTGTCCACTCTCCAACTGAATCTAAAACTACAATAACTGCATCATCAAATTCACTTGTGAAATATCCTGCTGCTGCATGTGAGTAATGGTGATTAAAATTTGTTATTTTTATTTTTGATGTATCAAATTTAGTTTTAAATTTTGGCTTCCAATCTGAAGCACCACCAAATAATAGTCTTGATTTTTTTAACCAAGGTTTTTCATAATATGCTATTTGATCTGGATATCCATATTGAAATGCATCGTCAAACAATTCTTGGCAGTTGTACCAATCATTTTTTACCTTACTATATCTTTCAGAATGCCCAGCAAAAAGTATGTTTCCATCCTCTATTAAAGATATAGATGCGTCATGAGAGGTTCCATTAATTCCAAGAATAATCATTGTATGCCTTTTCTAATAAATTAATATATAAACCTATTATTATTTTTTCTTTTTCTTATTTTTAGTAAATAATAAAATAGTTTAATTTTTTTAAATATAGTAATCAATTGAACAACGCCTCCAATTGAAAAATAGTAGCCCTGCCACTTTTTCTTTCAAATAAATTTTCATCAACAATAGATATAAATGTTGGAACACCCATTACAGCAAAGTCAACGGCAGTTTGCATATCATCATCTATATCTACTTTAGTATAAATAACATCTGGATGCCTACGTCTGAAATCTTCAATAACAGGCTCCATTGTTTTGCACGGAGTGCACCATTTTGCAGTAAAATGCATTAACTGTTTCATTGATCTAGCCCTTGTCTATTGGGATTACTTTCTCTACCGTTCATTCCATCAGGGTTATCGTTTAAAATAAAAGGAATAATTTTATATCCATTATTTTCCAATTTACTAATAATTTTTTTACTCATATATGAAGGATCATCTGAAAGAGTATACCCATAATCATCCCATAACATATTTTTTATAACTGAAAAAGGAGTCGTTGTCATTTTTGATTCTTTTTTTTCCTTTTAGGGTTTAACTCATCCTCATCTTTAAACTTCTTTTTAACAAAGTCTATGTTTCTTTCTCGCCTAATTCCATGCTTGTTTACATCAATTATAACTCTAGGTCTTGAACTTTTTTCTTCTGCCATGATTTCCTTTGATAGTGATTATAAATAATCAGATATTTATTATACCATCATTCTAGACATATGTAAGTTTTGAGAATTCTTCAGCAAGAGTAATTGTCATTCTAGATCTTTCGTCCAATATTTGATGAAAATCTTCATAAATAACCCCATTACTATAGTATCGATAGTACTCTCTTCTAAAATGAAAATTACAATAAAAAATACCTTCTGAAATATTATTTCTATCTTTTATTGCTGTAAAATTTATTTTACCAGGAACAATACCAGTAGGTGTAACCTTTACAAAGGCATCACCAGTGCAGTTATGGCCTGGGGTATATGTATTGATTAGTGAGCATTTATGTCCAAATGTTTCTGTGGTTGTTACATTTTTTGCAAATGTTTCTTTTACTCTTTCTGTTTCATCTATTAGAAAATTTTGAATATTTTTCCAAGAAACATTAGGTTCTGAATATGAACTTTTAGTCATATAAATTTCAAAGTAATAATGATAGTCACATAAAAATTTTTTACCATGTATGCCCTCTATATAAACAAATGCGGGAGCAACACAAGATAAATTACAATTCTGAGTAACACCACTTGAGTTTAGTATTTCTTTAGGCAAATGCATTTTTGTATCAAATGATTGGCAAATCTGTCCTTCTGGTATTTTTGTTATCATTTTTTCCCACCATTAATCATTTTCAAAATAATCTCCATGTTTTGCTGCCTGGCTTGAAAAAAAGGTAGCAAAAAGACCACATAAATTACCCCAAAACCCCATAAGCCTATTTGGATTAGCAAATAGTTTCATTTCATGGTATGACTTATCTCTAACTTTTCTATCTTCACTAGAGGTATTAGTCATTTGACTTTTCCTTTTGAATAGACTCAAGTTCTCTTTGCGCCAACAAAATATTATTATTTCTAATTTGACTTGTAAGCATGAATCTTTCGTATGCCTCTTGTCTTTGTTGCTTTGATAGTCTTGGCTTTAGAGATAGACGTTTTTTGTTTTTTAGGTAACGCTTTTGTTTGTTTTGTGAGGCTAAAGTGTTCGATTTCCGCATTTGGTTCCACCCATTCTTCTATAGTTTGTGGTTCTATCATATCATTATCCCCGCAAGAATATTGCCAGGTTGAGTTGTCTAATTGTTGTTCTGTAATATTTTGACATCCATCAAACCACATTAGTTCCCTATTTGGATCTTGTCCAGCGGGGGATGACAAAAACAATGCAATTGCTAATAGTAATGATTCCATATATAAAGTATATCCTATACTAACATATAAGTCAAGATGGTTTATTGCTATTCACTTATTTTTTTATAATACTCTGTAGTCCACTTTTCATATACTTTTATATTATAATCACTGCCTGCTTCACCCTGTATAATTTTCATGGTAATTAAATCTTGAATGGCACTTCTGCCAGTATTTTCTTCATACTTTCTATGAAGGTCTTGAATTTGAAATATTTTCTCAGCAGCGTGATTAGCAAAATACATATGATAATAATACCATAAATTAACTAACTGTTCTTTTTCTATTTACCCTAAATCAAAATACTCCTGATATTATTAAATTATGAAGACTTCTAGATTTATCGTAGCAGCAATCGCTGTATCTTTACTCATCGCCCAACCAGCCCATGCAGATCAAATTACGGGTTCTGGTTCATCATTCATTGCTAACTTTATTAATGAATGCCGTGTTCAATATGGAAAAGCCTCTGGACATAACATAGAATACACACCACTGGGATCAGGTGCTGGAATTAATATGTTTATGCAAGGTACTGTTGATTTTGCAGCAAGTGATGTGGCTGCTTCACAAATTAATAAAGCAAAAGATTTTGTATATGTTCCATTAGTCGCAGGCCCTATTGCAATTGCATATAGAATTGATGGATACAAAGGTAAAATTCAACTAAAGAAAGAAACATTGGCTAAAATTTTTGCAGGGGATATAACAAAATGGAATGATCCTCAAATAGTTAAAGATAATACTATAAAGAAAGTAAAGCCAAAACTTCCAAACTTGCAGATTATGGTTTTCTATCGTGCAGATAGTTCTGGAACTACACAGGTATTAACAGAATATCTTAGTGCTATTGCTCCATCAATCTGGACCAAAACACCAAACAAAGCCTTTACACAGGTATTTCCAAAAAGCCAACTACCTATGGGAACTTTTAGTTCTGTTGCTGGAACTAATCTTATGGCATCTCAGGTTGCACGTACAAATGGTGCATTAGGCTATATGGAATCTTCTTATGCTACAAATCAAAATCTTGCTAAAGCATCTATTGAAAATGGTGCTGGTGTATTTATGCAGCCTACATCTGAGGCAGCATCTGCGTTCTTAAGTGACTTTGAGCCTGAAGGAAATGGCATCATTGTTCCAAACTATAACAACAAGGATAAGAAGGCTTACAACATATCCTCGTTCTCTTATGGCCTAGCACCAACGCAAGCAAGTGATAAGGCAAACATCATTAAAGGATTCTTTAAGTATACTGCCACTTCATGCGCTAGTCTTTCAGCCAAAAAATTGGAATACTCTCCACTTACAGGATCAGCATTGGCTATAGCAAAAGCACAGATTGCATTAATTGGATCTAAGCCTTAACTTATAAAAATAAATATATTAAAACATACGCTACAACCAGCATACATGAAAGAAGTATTGCTGGTTTGTAGAATTTAAGCAGTGGCATATTGTCCTAACTTGTGTGATAGTTTAAATGTTTCTTGCATACACCGATAAGTTTATAGCCAGCCATATCGTTATATAGGGCAACCTCGCTGCAGAAATGGCATTTTTCACCATTAAGCCTTTTCATAATATCAGAGTATACGGCAATCATACTTCAATTATAGCATATGGCTAATTTCATTTGTAATCACTTACGATTTAAACCTAATGCTGGCCTTGACATATCAGAGCCCTCATACTTAAACCAGAGAGTAGCAGAATATCTTTCTTTTACAGTATTTTCAAGTACTTCATGCCAATAGTCTGCATTACTAGGAAATGTAATAAAACTGTTAGCCTTTGGTTTAATCTTCAAATTATGATCCATAAAATTAATTTCTCCTCCTTCATAGTCATCATTGATATAATATATTACTGCAAAATCTCCTGCAGTATCCGCATGCTCATGCATCTTATATCCTTTTTCAAATTTAATTAAAGGAACTGTTCCTTTTTCAAAAGCATAAAGTTTTACATTATAAAAATTTGTACATTTTTGATAAGCGGTTCTAAAAATTTTTTCTAACAAATCAACAATTTCTTCTGGCATTTCTTTTGATAAAAGAAACTTAACTCCCCAAGGTTGAGTTTGCCAAGAATCAACACTTATTGTATAATCAAGCAGTTGTTTGTGTTCTTCTTTAGACAAAACATTTTCTGTAACCTGTATATTATTTATAGAGTTTCCTAAATTAGATTGGATCATCATACCACTCGCTTTTCTTATTAAAAGTAGACCCAGTATACTGAAACCACAAAGATGAACTATATCGGTCTCCACTTGTAATTTCAACTACTTCGTGCAAATAGTTTTCATTTCCAGGAAAAACAATTAAACTATTTGGTTTAGGTTTAATCTTTAATTTATAATTTGGAAAATTAATTTCTCCACCTGTGTAATCATCATTAATATAATATACTGATGCAATATGATTTGATTCACTTGACTCAGTATCTATATGTTGTTTTAAATAAAAATCTTTTTCAAATTTAAGCAAATTTAATGACAAATCTTCAAAAAAATTAATTTTTATATCATAAAAATTTTTAGATTTTTCATAAGCAAGCGTAAAAACTTTATTTAATGAATTAAGAATTTCTTTAGGCATCTCATGAAATATAATAACTTTACTATCCCAAGGTTGAATTGTCCAAGATTCACGGGTTTTTACAAAATCAAGTATTTGTTTATGCTCATCTTGAGATAACACATTTTCAGTATATTGTATGTTATTTATAGAGTTTCCTATTTTTGCAACATTTGCTAAATAGATTTCATCTTTTTTAGAATGATTTTGGATCATAATTCATAAAATTCTTTGGATCATAATTGATCTTTTTATATTTTTCTAGATTATCTTTTGTTTCTCCTACAAATGTAGAGCCTTTAAAAACAAAACTTATCTGGTAAGTATACCTAAATCCTTTTGTAACTTCATGTACTCCGTGAGCATAGTTTTCGTTACCAGGAAACATAATTAAACTATTTGATTTTGGTTTAATTTTTAAATTATAATCTGGAAAAAATATTTCTCCACCTTCATAATCATCATTAAGGTAATACATACCTATAATATGTAGATTTTTTTGAGCCTGTATGTCTATATGAAGGTTCATTTTACTTCCAGGACTCCACCTTCTTAAAAGAACGTCTCTAATTTCTGGATAATCATTTACTTTTACATCATAATAATCCATACAATTTAATCTAGCAAGTGGATATATTTTTTTTATAATTTTAACGTAATCTTCCGGAATTGAATTTGGGGCAGTTCTGTCTGTAGTCCAAGGCTCTTTAATCCAAGGGATTTGATCAGAATTATTTACAAAATTAGATAATGTTTGATACTCTTCATTAGGTAAAAAATTATCTATAACATATACGTTTTTTGCAGAACTTCCTAATTTAGCGGCATTTGCTAAATAGATTTCGTCTGGGCGATCAATCATCATATACCTATCATATCATAATTTTTTTGTTTACGTAAATTATCAAATAAAATTGCAATATGATTATGATAATGAATGCCTGGATGAGAATAATCTTTTGTCTTTTTATTATTTATAATTGAGTAATCAGACCCTCTTTCCCACTGTGGATGATCGTTAAACTCAGAGTTCTCGTGTAAAATACATTCAGAAGGAGAATAACCTGGATTAGACTGTGAAAAATTTTTTAATTTAAAATCTTTAATTTTGGACATTTCTTTCAAAATTCTAAAACTAGGATTATCCCATGTTGTCCAATATAATTTTATGCCATTTGTTAAACAAAATGATTCTAGAATATAAATAAAATTTATAGAATCTAATATTAACTGATGTGGAGAAACAGAGTCTTCTATATTTTTTTTATCTTTTATTTCCATATGTACACGATCTTTACTATACTGGCTAACTTTTGGATTGCAAAAAGTTAGTATTAAATTATCTGATTCATCCCAATACCGTTTACTTAATCCTGATTTATAAAACTCTTTGTCTATTACAACCATGCTTCTAAAAAAATCTGGAAATAAACAAAAAATTTCTTTTGGCATTTTATTATTCATGCAATATTTAATAATATTAGTACAAACATTTTTTACAGATGCTCCTTCAACGCCTAAATTAATGATATTTTTATTAATTTGGTTGCTTAAAATATTTGTCCATCTTGCCTCCTCTGGAACGCCAAGTCCAAAAGTTATAGAACAACCAGATGCTATTGCGTCTGAATTTTCATAAATTTCTCCACGAAAACCATATTTATTAATTTCGTATGTATTGTCATCATCAACAGTTACAACGTTGGCCTTGTCAAAAACATTAATGCTGTCAAAAACTATTGTGGAATTAGGATTGTGCAGTCCAACAATATTAGTGTTTGAAAAATGTTTTGTCAAATATTCTTTGTTTTTTTCTTTATCAAATCTATAAAAGTCTAAAATATCCCTTGTTAAATAAGTCATATAATTATTTTACCATTAAATAAAATCAAACCAAAGTGGCATAATATACCTTGATCCATTTGCAGGGGCAACATGGTACCAATAGTGAATATTTCCAGGGAATAAGACTAAATCACCAGCCTTTGGTTTAAATGATACACCTTGATGAACAAAGGATAGTTCTCCACCAGCATAATCATCATTCAAATATACCCAACCTGCTAAGTGATTTCCATCTTTATGCCCCAAGTCATCTATTGGTATCAATAGGCTATCATTATGCACCCATTGAGCAAAACGAGAATTTCTTGGTTTTAATTTTACTTTATATTCTTTTTCTATAATACCCTGAATTTGAGGAATATATTTTTCTGAATAATTAAGTGAGTCGTAATACAATAAAGACAGAGTAGGCTTGCCATTATTGTCGGGTTGCAGAGGACGATTATTGCTTATTTCTGTTTTATTAATTAATCCTATAATATTTTCACATTCTTTTTTACTGAGGTAGTTATTAAATATTTTTATATTGTTAGGACTGCTTCCAATATTATTAAAATTTTCCTTGGTTAGTTCAGATATTACAATTTGTTTTTGTTCAGGCACTACAATATTATTAAAATCTTTTACTAATTGTAACAATTGATTAATATCTTCTTGATCAGTATGTATCATAAAATCATATATATTAAATTGGTTTGATAGTTCTCTTATTTGTTTAACAACATCTAACATTGAACCCTTTACGTGATGATGTTGTTTTCTTGGCGCAGCATTTTTATCATACTTAACATTTTTTTCATCATCTGGATGATTAATAATAAGTGGATCAATGATAAGTATTGGTTTTACACGACTAAGATCAACTTTTTTAAACTGTTCCTTATATATTAAATTATCATCAACATATATATATTCTGTATGATTATTTGCTATTTCAATTGTTGTGTCTGAAGATCCAACTACAGCCAAATGAGTTTTATGTTGATGCTTCTCCATTAACTTAACAAAATTTTCCATCCAAACCTTTGAGATCGCAACTCTTTTTTCAAGCGTATCAATAAGTGATGAGTCATGCATATAGTGTTCTATAACTATTCTTTCGCTATGACCATTTCCCTCATCTCCCCACCTTCCAGCAACAAGGTTTACTCCAATTCTTCCAGGAGCAAAACAGTTTAATGTGTCAACAATTTTTGCAGCATAATCTGGACTTGTACCGTATGCTGGTAAAGCAATTGTCATAATTAGTTGATTTGTTGCTTTTAATGAGTCTGCAATAACTAAAGAAAAATCTATGCCTCCTGGACCATACGGAAGCAAAACAGATTTTACTCCTACACCATCTAACTCTTTTGCCATCTGCATAATTCCTTTAAGATCTAAATGATCAACGCTATCATTTATTTGCCAATGTCTTCTCCACATCCAATGAAAAGTTATAGGCTTATTAGTATTATGCATTTTTTATTACTCTTCCCTTTGTTTTAAACCAAGAGCCTATCTTGGCCTTTGCGACCTTGCTTCTTAGAAGTTCTCCAAATGTTTCATGAGATATTTCTGATCCAAGATACTCTTGTCCCGTTTCAAGATCAATTAATTTCCATTTTCCTGGTGCTTTTGTGTGCAATATTAAATCTATAGGGTGATCATAATCTTTTACTTCAGATCCATCTAATAATTTTCTTGTTTTATTTTGTTTATCTGAACCTGTATAATCCATGTTTTAATTATACACTATACTATTGTAAACCAAACAGGCAAGGTGTATCTAGTTCCAGATAATACCTCTTTAACCTCATGAGGGTAATGTAAATTTCCAGGGAAGAATAAGAGATCTCCAACTTTTGGTTTCATTGATATTCCATGAGTTTCAAAACTTATTTCTCCACCTTCGTAATCATCATTTAAATATACTAATGTTGCTATTTCATTATCTGTAATGTAGCCAAGATCATCGACATGTAAATTTAACCTAGACCCCTTTTCCCATTTAACAACTTTAAGAAATTTTGGTTCTTTTTCTACTATATTGGTAAATCCATATGCCTTAATTAATTCTTCTTTAATCTTACCTATTATTTTAAATTTATCAAATATACCTGTATGCATATGCATCCAATTAAGAGGCTCACCTTTATCATCTTTTTGAGATGCAAAACTTAGCATTGGTGCTTTTTCTGAAGAATCCATTAAATGTTTAATCTGTTCTTCAGACAAAAAATTAGGAATAACTTTTATGTTATCTGTAGAAGATCCAACTGTTTCAAAAAACTTATTGTAAGATTCAGTTCTCTCTATGTCTTGTGGATTATTACCAACTGCTATATTATTAACTATATATCCCATAGATCTATTATAGCATAGCCTAATTTTTCAAGGAATTTATGTGTATACAATGTAACTCATAGCCAATATTTTAATATCGCAGCAATAGCAAGGATAGACCAGCCAATATTAAACCAAATTATAGTAGGCAGAGTTTTTACTGTTGACGACCAGATTAAAGATAAACTGGACAGTAAGGCAAAAATATATAGCCACCAAAATTGTTTTCCAAATATTAAGCCTGGGAATATAATCATTAACTTAACCATAAACGCAAAAAATTCAATAGTATTTGCTTTATTCCAATACTCTTTATGAAACATAGTTTTAATTGCTAAAACCCATTGCATTATTGATGATACTTTTCTAGCAAGTATTGCTTCATTGTTTTAGAGTTACCTGAAGCGACATTCCACTTTAATTTTCTTTCTTCCCATAAACGAACAACTTTATTTATATCTTCTATTATTTCAGGATTAATCCTATTTTTAATATCTATAAATCTATAGTCATTTATCATGTTAAGATTCATTCCAGTTGCAATATATGTAATACCTGAAGGTCCCAATGTATGTCCTTTATTTTCCATATATCTCCACATTATGTTATAAAATGTGTCAGTACGATTGTGATGCTGACTGTGTGGATCGCCATTTCCATCTTTAAAAACTTTATCATTTATTTCTTTCCAATACTCACTGTCTTCTCTATGAGAAAGTGCGTAATGTAAGGCAACAAATTTAGCAAATCTATCAAATAAATCTTTTACTGAAACATTATACATATCTCTATCAAATTGAGAAATACTTCCTCTTTGAAGAATATCTATAAGTTTAAAGAGAAATTCATGAACAGTAAAAAGACCATTGCTTTCTAGTGGCTCTATAAAACCAGCAGACAAACCTATTGCTACTACATTTTTAACAAATGTTCTTTCATGGATGCCAACTTTCATTTTAATATCTTTAAATTCTAATTTTTCAACATCTTCTCTTGAGCGAGGTATAGTCATTTTATTAGACATTAAATACTGCTTGAACTCTTCTTTGGCATCTTCTGGAGTGATATGTTTATCTGAATATACATATCCAGCACCTAATCTTGAGAACAATGGGATATTCCAACACCAACCATTAGATATTGCAGTGCAATTTGTGTACCCTTGAATCTCTACATCATCATTAATATACGGAACTCTAGTAGCCCATGCACGATTATTTGGCAACATATCAGAGTATGATATAAAAGGCTCTAACAATGACTCTGACAATAATAAACTTTTAAAACCAGTACAGTCAATAAATAAGTCTGCTTCAATTAAACTTCCATCTTCTAAAACTAAATCTTTAACTCCATCCTTATCTTTATTAACAGATACAACAGTTGAAACTATATGAGTTACACCAGCAGGCTTACAGTATGTATCCCTAAGCCATATAGCAAATTTGGTGGAATCAAAATGGTATGCAATGTCATTCTTAGGGTTAAAATTATGAAATTCACTATATAGGTTTTCTGAATATTTGTCATTATTGAATAATGCAGCAGATGGAAACAAACAATTTACAAAATCTTCTACAGGAGTTTCTGGGTTTAAATACTTTTTTAAATGCCAATCAGCAAAAGGATTCCTATTGCCATCTACTACTGGAGCACCAAATGGGTAATGAAAACTACCTGAATTTTTTTTATAAAAGTCTGTAAACTTAATGCTCATTTTAATAGTAGCATCTGTTTCTTTAAAGAAAGATTCTTCTTTTAATCCTATAAACTGTGCCCATTGTCTAATACCTGCAATTGTTGATTCTCCAACACCAACAGTTGGAACATCTTTAGATTCAATTAGCATAATTTCTTTTGTAGGAAATTCTTTAATTAAAGTTGTGGCAGTCATCCAACCTGCAGAGCCTCCACCAACAATGACTATTTTGTCTGTTTTCATCAATTTTCCAGGGAATTTAAAGAAGCGTTCGTAATCCCTATATAACAATTAAGGCAATAAGCCCCTTTAATGGTTACTTGTGTGGCATTAGGCTCGTTACAGAACTTACAGGATACGCCAGTTATCATTTAAACACCACTATCTGTAGAGTAATTCCAATTATGGTTGTGAGCAAGGCTACGGCTGAAATGCTGATTAATAGTTTCATGTATTAAGTATACCAATTTCTTTAAAGTTCGGCGCGAAGTAGAAGTAAGAAACCATTCTATGCCCTACAAGGGCACTATTGGTTACTATCCTTATTCTTCTTGATGTATATATCATGAAATCCAAGAGTATTTAGAAGCAATCCATCAACAGACCAATTTTGGTTATAATATAAGAATTCATTTACGCTTTGATATATCCCTACATGACCTTCATATAAAACACTGTCATAATTTAGATAAGAGGTTAATCCTATAACTCCACCAACATTAGTTAACTTAGAAGAATCTAATAAAAGTTTTCTTGCTAAAAGCCTATCTCTGTCTATGTCTAAAAAAATAAAATCATATTTTTTATCTAAAGTAGATAATATTTCTATTGCATCTCCTTTTATGGTATTTACATTAGGATGATAAGCAAATTTATTTTTTATATGCTGTTCATGTGTTATGGAACTATTTTTTGGAGCACTGACTCTATCCTGTAGAATACCTGGTGCACCATTATAATAGTCTAAAAGGTCAGCATTTTTAGCGTTTGTTGTGTCTATAATCATTTTAGCGGAATTACCCCAAAGGACCCCTACCTCTAAATATGATATATTTTTACTTAAAGTTTCTACGTAATCTTTTCTTGAACTAAATAGTTTTGCATTATTTAATTGATCTTTAGATATAGCATGTGCTTCTTCAAGTTCATAGACTTTATACATTTTTTCTTCATTGTATGCCAATGGTTGTCTAATTACTTTTGGAACATTCATGCATTAAGTCTATCAGATTTATCCCAAAGAACAAAACATTTACTACACTGAATGCCTGGATCTCTCATATACCAAGTATGGCTACACTTATTATCTGTTGCCTTATCCAATAATCGTTGTTTCCATCCTTTAGGAGGAGGCCAAGGAACTCCTATTGATGCTAAGCCTGCTTTTGTAAAGCCACCTTTGGGTGTTCGTAAATTTTTAATCTTTAAAAGAATTTCATCTTCTGTCATTATTTGGACCTTTTTTATACTTAGACACACAATTTACATGCTTTGTGCTTTTACTTTTCTTGTTCCATAATATCTTTGTACCAACTGATATTCTAACATTACAAGCAGAGCAGATACTAGGATACTGGCTTATAATCTTAATGGATTCAGGACCCTTTATAGGTTCCTCTTTTGCTTTCTTAAGTTCCCTTTTCCTAGACGGAGTTAATATGTTTCCATCTTTGTCATACTTTACAGTACTATAGGCATTGTTCTTTGTTCTGACTTGTTTAATCATATCACTCTGCTGCCAATATCTTAACTTCTAGTTCATCTTTATTCTCTGCTACAGTTCGAGAAGTCCAGTTAATAAGAGCGATAGTTCTAGTGATGTCATTATGAGATGCAAACTCTGACTTGGCAACTTCCAGGTATCTGGATATGTCGTTTTTGAGGTTTTCTAAGGCAAACATGAAATCCTCTTCGTATTGGTGCATTTGCTTTTTATTTTTTTTAGTTATCATTGTTTAATCATATCAAATTTTTCGGGGGAAGTCAAGAAAGACCCACATTACCCCTATAAGAACATAGACTTACTCAAAGTCTATTTGTGATTCAAATATACTTGGCTTCATGTCATCATCCATAGCCCCACATAGAGAGCAGGTGATTTGTCCATCGAGGTCTAATTCAAAGTTACATTGGTGTGCCATATATTCATGATATCACATAGTTATCCACAAGTCAATACCGTTGGAAATATGGTTTGATATGATAGTTATCCACAGGTTTATCCACAATTAAATCTTACTAAGTGGGGAAATATGGTTTTGTAGTGGAGCAAAGTGGAGGACAATGGAGTATAGAACATTTTAATATAAGATCATAATATCTTTTACCAAACCTTCAAACCCCAAACCATCATATCCCAAACCCCATATCCCCCATATCACAGATATAAAGGTTTGTCAAGTTGCCAAATATGTATAACAATTTGGTAACAAATTTCAGGATATTTTAAAGTATTTCGTAATAAAATTATATAAAGGTTTGATAATCAGGGAAAAAGATTTATATTTCGTAATGTTTTATATAGGGGTATTTATGATAGGTGGTTTGATATATCCCGTGAAAT